AAAACGTGAAGAAAAAACTGCTCAGACTGAGCAGAAAAAGGTTGAAGAAGCAAAATCAAATCAAGAAAGTTTGTTGAGGCAGGCACAGATTGATTTGAATTCTGTTAATCGACGTTTATCGCAAGAACAAAAAGGTGCTGCTTCACCGCAGAAGATCGCACAGTTGACCTCTGAAAAGAATTCTGCACAAGCAGTTTTTGATGCCATACAAAACGGAGCAACAGGAAAACTGGTCAAGGTCGGTGGAACAAGCCGAGTTCAGATTGTGTTGGATCAACCTGTTTCTGCAACCCCAACAGTCGCACCTACTGCTACACAGGGTAGGGCGACTGCTCAGATGCGTGGAGAAGGGATGGGTCCTGTCGCAACGGTCGAGGAAGATGCACCGGTTATAGATGAAACTCCACCACCGCCACCACCTAGCAATACAGTCGTTTCTACGCAATCTGCAACATCGGCAACAGATCAAAAAACTTTTGTTGATTCAGAACTAGCGAAACGAAAACTGAAAGACACCCCTGCAAACAGGGAGAAACTTCGTAAAGAATTCCAAACCAAAAACAAGCCTGTCGATGATATGGCTTGGATGGACGAGTTCAGAAAAACATATGCTGCATATTCGGACTGGACCACCAACCAGGTAGTTGACCATTTCGGTCAAGACTTTGTGGACATTCTCAAAGAGGCCGTTAATACCGAGTTCACGGATGAGGAAATTCAGGCTCGGATTAAAGGCACACAGTATTTCAAATCAATCACAGACTCCCAATACAAGTTTGATGGTGCTAGTTCTGCGGTGCAGAATGGTTTGATTCAGTCTGCACGTGATGCGATTGTGAAAGATTATGCCGATGTTGGTTTGGCACAAACAGACATTGATGAAATCGCTAGAAAGGTTGCCCGAAACGGTTTGACCGCCACCGGTGTTAAGCAATCTGTTTACCAGTATGCGTTCCGCAAACCAGCAGCAGCCGTTACCCCTACGTCACCGGCTATGGCTACACGTGCGTTAGAAGGTGGGGATGCTGACGCGATCCGGCAATCTGCCCGTACATACGGTTACAAGGTTTCTGATGCCGAATTGCAGGCTGCTTTGACTGGTGGAATGTATAACGGTGTTGCTGTTACTAAGGACTCAATTTTGCAAAAGGCGCAGAAAGCAGCGAAAGGTGCTTACGGTCATTTAGCGGATCAGATTGATGCTGGTTTGTCGTTAGAAGATATCTTTAGTAACTACCGTAATTATGCTGCTGACGCTTTGGAGATTGATCCGAACCAGATTGACTTCACTAAGGACAGCAAATGGGCTAGGGCTTTCGGCACTAAAGAAACAGGTCAAATGTCTTTGACTGACTGGATTTCAACGGTCAAGAGTGATCCTTCTTTTGGTTGGCAGTTTACGAAGCAGGCTAATCAGCAGGCTACGGATGTTGCTTTGACTTTGGCTAGAGCCTTCGGAAAGGTTGGACGATGAGTGACACAGGTTTAGGTGGCGTAGATTTTTCTCTTGGTTTGGAGAATCTCAATACTGAGTTGGCTGCATATTTTGCAACTCCTGAGGGTCAAGCGAATCTCGCTGCTTCAGGTATTCAAGCACCAGTTGCTTCCGCTGAACCCGATTACGCACAAATAGTCAATGATGCGTATGCCCCTAAGTATGGTTACTACACGCCCGATGTAGGTGGCACTGCTGGTGTAGGTGAATCTGGCGGTGGTGGAAACGAAGAAGATAATGCTCTTGCTGTCGCGATGCAACAGCAATTTGAGTTTGAACAATCTCAATTAGAAGCAGCAACAAAGCGTCGCAAAGAAGATGCCCGCGTAACAATGGCTAATGTTCTTAACACCTACGGACTAGGTGACTTGTCTGATTATGTTTACAACGAAATCATTGTCAAGGAAACCGTCAACCTCAACAATCCTGACGCAATCATTTTTGCTATCCGTGAACAGCCTGCCTACAAAAAACGATTTGCTGCTAATGCCACTCGACTGAAGAACGGGCTGACCGAACTTTTGCCTGGAGAATACATTGGTTTGGAGGATCAGTTCAAAACCATGATTCGGTCAAACGGTTTGCCTGCTGGTTTTTACGACTCAGAAGATGACTTGCGAAAGCTCATTGAGGGTGATGTTTCCCCAAGCGAGTTCCAGCGTCGAATTCAGGACGGCTATAACGCTGTGGTAAATGCTGACCCTGAAGTTAAACGTCAATTCAAAGAGTTCTATGGTGTGACAGACGGTGGATTGGCCGCATATTTCCTTGACCCGAAGCGTGGTGAACCATTACTGGCTAACCAAGCAAGAGCGGCTCAGATCGCTGCTAGTGGTCTGAAGCAGGGTGGCATCCAAATATCGGGTTCATTCGCTGAGAATCTCGCTCAACGTGGAATCACCGAACAGCAGGCTCGCGCAGGCTTCGGTGAAGTCGGTGCTTTAGGCGAACTACGACAGACTTTCGCGGGTGAGACTGCACTATCGGGTGAACAGTTGGCTGGGGCGCAGTTCGGGATTGATGTCGCCGCGCAACAAGAGCTAGAGCGTCGTAAGCGTCTTCGTACTGGTGAGTTCGCTGGTGGCGGATCATTTGCTCGGACAACTGGTGAAACATCAGGCTCTATTTCTACTGCGGTGGGTAAAGCGCAATAGCATACTTGACACTGTCAAGTGAAGTGTGTGTATACTAGGAATGTTCGGTTACGGACACCATTGGAAACCCCCCGATTTCAATGTGCAAAAGGGGTGAGACTTGCAGCCATTCGGGAACCTCCATCCGAGTGTGGGCAGAAGGAGTGGGTCATGTCAGATGCAAACTACGAGTTTGAGGATGATGCAGTACAAGACCAGCAGCAATCGAAGGACCCTGTGCGAGCGCACTTGCGGAAACTTGAAGCCGAAAATAAGGCTTTACGTGAGCAGGCAGCATCAGCAGAGGCAGCCCGACGAGAACTTAACTTCGTGAAAGCGGGCATGGACCCGAACGATCCGAAGTACAAGTATTTCGTTAAAGGCTACGACGGTGAATTAACACCGGAGGCGATTCGACAAGCGGCAGAAGAAGCAAGTCTCATACCTAGTCAGAACAAGGAAGTGGTTGCTGAACAGCAGTCATGGAATCGGGTGGCACAGGCAGCGCGAGCTGGGCAGACAAGCGAACCTCCTGTCGATTACGCTCAGCGTATTGGACAAGCAAAATCCGCGGACGAAGTGATGCAACTTTTGGCCCAGGCGAGAGCCGAAGCAGAAAAATACTAATCACTCCCCATAGGATTCACGTTCTTTGGGGCTACCCCTAAAGGAAAGTCATGTCATATACCCAGCAAAGTTCGGTTGACACCGACCAGGCAGCGTATGACCGTTTGGCGTATTTCGCCCTACGTTCAGAAATGCTGTTTGATCAGGCAGCCGATGTTCAACCAACCAACCAGTCAATGCCAGGTTCTTCGGTAATCTTCACGATTTTCGCAGACCTCGCAGAAGCAACCAGCACACTTGCTGAAACCACCGACGTTACACCTGTAGCGATGAGTGACACGCAAGTGACTGTAACCCTTGCCGAATACGGCAACACAATCAACACCACCGCAAAACTCCGTGGAACTTCGTTCTTGGACGTTGATGCAGCAGCAGCGAACCTTATCGGTTACAACGCTGGTGACTCAATCGACAAGGTTGTTCGCGACGTTCTTGCTGGCGGTGACAACGTTGCCTACGGCGGTGGCGGATCATCTGATCCAACGGGCCGTACTTCGGTTGCTGCTGAGGACATCATTGAAGCCAACGACATCCGTAAGCAGACTGCTGCTTTGCGTGGTGCAAACGTTGCAACGTTCAATGGTTACTACATGGGTTACATCCATCCTGACGTGTCGTACGACCTTCGTCGTGAAACCGGCAACGCATCATGGAACGCACCTCACATCAACGTTGACACCATGAACATCTACAACGGTGAGATCGGAACCTTTGAATCAGTACGATTCATTGAAACCCCTCGCGCAAAGGTGTTCACCAACGCATCAAACGGAACCAGCACAACTGGAACGATTGACGTGTATTGCACACACATC